AAGCGCGCGCTCACGCTCCGGCGCGCCGCGGATTCCTTTTCGCGGCCGACGCGCGCGACAGATGGTCGTAGGATACCCCGGTCACGCGGAGGCTTCTGGCCGCCTTCGCGATCTCGCGCCAGTAGCGTTCGGGAATGGAGTCACGGCGCTTCCACGCGGCCACGGTCGCGTAGGGCAAGCCGAGCCGATCCGACAGCGACCGCAGATCGGGGAAGTTCGCCAGAAGCGAATAAAACGGCCGGTCGGCCGGATCGCTCGTCATGCATATTGCATTTCAGCCGCTATGCTCCGTGTCAACGAAAAATCCCCCCGAAAATGCCTTGCGCGAGGGCGGCGTTGGGGGCTTACTGGATTGGCCGGCCCGCCGAAACCGGCGTAGGAGAACCGCCCATGGAAAGCCCCGCCGAGGAATGGCGATGCATGCCCGGCTTGCCCGATGTGCAGGTGTCGAGCCTTGGCCGCGTGATGCGCGCAGGGCGGATCGTGCCGGCATCGCAGAACAAGCACATCGGCTATCGCGAGGTCCGTGTGCGGGGCCGCCATTTCTATGTGCACCGCATGGTGCTTCACGCGTTCCGCGGGCCGCCGCCGAAGAACCACGAGGCATGCCACGCTAACGGAGATCGTGGCGACAACCGCATCGTCAATCTTCGATGGGGCACGCGCTCCGCCAATCGGCGCGACGCGACCCGCCATGGCACCGCTGCCGGTGGCGGCGGCCCGCGGCTCACGGCCGAAGCCGTGGCGGAAATCCGCGCGTCATCGTCGCGCTCGGTCGAATTGGCTGCGCGCTACGGCGTAAGCCCCTCGTGCATATCGCAAGCAAGGAACCGACGAACATGGAAAAGCCTACCCCCGTTCTCTTGACCGCCGCACCAACGAACAGGATCACGGAAATGGTCGAGAACCTTTGCGGCGAATTCAACTATGACTGCCGGCAGGATGGCACGATGCCGCCGCCGCGAATTCGCGAAATGCTCGAAAGCCCGGCAGCGCTCCGTGCGCGCGCTGCCGTGCGGCAGGAGATCGCGCGGCAGGATCGCGCGTGGGGCGATACCTGGGCGGAGCGCCGGAACGAGGCCGTCGCGGCCCACATGCTGAACCGCGCCGCCGCCGCGTCATGAGCGAAGAGCCCCGCAGGATCGACCGGCCGCAGCCCGGCTACTTCCGCCTCCGGCTCGTCAAAGGCGGATGGGCGGTCCCGTGCGCCATCGGCGAGGACGAGCAGACCGGCAAGTGGACCGCCATCATCGACGAGCAGGAGACGAGCCACATCGACCCGGTGGAAGCCGGCGTGTTCCGCGTCTGGCTCTACGGCGAGCGGATCGAAGCGTGGCAGTACGCCGACCTCCTGGCCCTCAAGACTTGGGCGAAGCAGGCCTACCCGGATCATCCGTGCCTGCACCCGCGGCGGCGCATCGACCCAATGCGTCTGCGTCCGATCTCCGTCCCCGATTCCGTCACCCGCCTTTTCAGGAGCCTCTACGAATGAGCGGCTCGTCCATTTTCGGCCACAACGCGCCGCCCCCGCCTCGTCCGCTCGACGCCGAGCAAATCCGGGCGTGGCTCGATTTCGAGTTCGCGTCCCTCCGTGAGCGCGTCGGCGAGTTGGCGCGCGCCCTTGCCGAGCAGATCGCGGCCGTGCCGCAGATCGACACCGAAGAGCAGATGCTGGCATTCGCGGACAACCTTCGGATGGCGAAGGCCGCGAGCCGCACCGCCGAGGATCGTCGCAAGGAAGCCAAGGCGCCGTTCCTCGACGGCGGGCGCGAGATCGACGGGTGGTTCCGCGAACTCATGGAGCCGCTCGGCGCGCCCATGGCCGCCATTCAGCGCGTGCTCGACGCCTACCAGGCGCGCGTCGCCGCGGAGAAGCGAAAGGCGGCAGAGGAAGCCGCGCGGAGGGCGCGCGAGGAAGCCGCCCGCGCCGCCGCCGCCGCCGCCGCGACCGTGTTCTCGGATGCGCCCTCGGAGGACGCCGAGGATGCCGTCGCCAAGGCGCAGCGCGCCGCCGCGCGCGCCGGCCGTGCTGAGGACACGGCCGCCGGATCGCCGGCCGATCTCGTGCGGACGCACTCCGATCTCGGCACGGTCGCCACGGCGAAGGAAACGCTGGAATTCGAGGTCGTGGACGAGGCATCCATCCCGCGCGAATACCTCGTGGTCGATCACAGCCGCATCCGCGCGGCGCTCCGGGCGATGTTCGCGACGCCGGAAGCCAAGGCGGAGTTGCGCCGCAGGCTCGAAGCGCAGCCGCCGCAGCAGCCGATCCCCGGCGTGCGGATCACCATCGTGACGAAGGCGCTGGTCCGGTGAGTGCGCGCCATCCGGCAGAGCCCCTCGCCTGCATCGCCGTGCTGATCGGGCTCGTGACCTTCGGCGCGATGCTCGTGACCGGCGCCTTGGCGAAGGCGCTCGCGACCTCCGCGCTCGTCTATTTCGCGTGGCGGTGCGGCTTCGCCCGGCCCTTCACGCCGAGCGAAATCTTCGGGTTCGTCGCGGGCGTGGCGAGCGCGGCGTTCGTCTTGGGGGTCGGCCGATGACCACGGCCCGCCCTGATGTGGCCGCCGGAGCGCCGGACGCCGCGGACGCTGATGATGAAGATCAGCCTGACGTCGCGGCTCTTGCCGCGGCGCCGGGCTCCGCCGGAGCGGCCGATGTGAGGCGCGCCGCCACTCTTCCCCGTCCCCCTCACGAGGACCAACGATGAACACGACACCGCAACACCCGCGGCCGGGCGAGCATCCGCCGCCGCGGACGAACCTCGCCGCGCCGCACGCGGCGCGCCTCTCGCATCTGCCGTTGAAGCAGGTCGCGACGCTCGACCAGCTGTTCAAGAACGCGGAGTTCCGCACGCGCGTCGCCGAATCGCTCCCGCGCCACATGACTCCTGACCGCATGCTCCGCATGATGGCCGGCGCAATCCAGCGCGCGCCGCTGCTCGCCAAGGCCGACATTCGCAGCCTGATCGGCGCGTTCTTGACCTGCTCGCAGGTCGGGCTTGAGCCGAACACGCCGCTGCAACACGTCCACCTGATCCCGTTCAAACGGACCAAGTGGAACCCGCAGACGCGGAGGCGGGAGGAAGCCGGCGTCGAAGTGCAGTTGATCTTCGGGTATCCCGGCTTGCTCGACCTCTCCTATCGCTCGCCGCTCGTCACTTCGATCTCGGCCAATGTCGTGTTCGCCGGGGACGACTTCTCGTTCGAATACGGCACCGACGCGCATCTTCGGCACCGCCCGAAGGGCGCCGCCGCGGCGCGCGGCGCTCGTCCCACGCATGCCTACATGATGGCGAAGCTGAAGGACGGGTTTGCGTTCGAGGTTATGCCCTATGAGGACGTGCTTGCGATCCGCGACAATTCGCAAGCCTACCGCCTCGCCCTCTCGATGAAAGAGGAGGCGGAAAGCCAGGGACGCCGGCTGCCCGCCGCGTGGACGGAAGCGCCGTGGGTCAAGCATGAGATCGCGATGGCCCGCAAGACCGCGTTCCGCGCCGGCTCGAAGTGGCTGCCGCGCTCCGTCGAGTTGGCGTCGGTGATCGAGATCGACGAGGCGCAAGAGCGGCGCCGCGACATCGAATGGGGCACCGTGATCGACGCCTCCGATGGCGACTATGTGGCCGCCGCGGTAACCGCCGCTTCGGCGCCGGATGACGATGACGATGGCTATGCCGCCGGCCCGGCTCCGGACGAAGGGCGCCAGCGGCAGGCGTTCCCCGGCGCCGTCTTCGATCCGCCTTCTGCGGCTCCGGAGCCTCCGCCCCCGCCTCCCCCGCCGGCCCAGGAGCGCGCGCGCGAAGCGGCCCCGCGCTCCCGCAAGCCCTCCCGCGCGCCGGAGCCCCCGCCGCCGGTCTTTCCACATGCGCTCGTCGATGCGTATGGCGATCCTGCCGAGGGCAATCCGTGCGCCGGCCCCGTCGAGTTCGCGCAGGGCTACGTCGCTCTGTGGCAGGCCGCGGATGATCCGGCCAAGCGGGAGGCGCTCGCGGACTTCAATGCGGATGGGCTTGCCGAAGCCTACGAGAATGCCGCAGCTGCGGAGATTCTCGCCGAAGCAGCAGAGCCAGACGAGCCAGCGGGCGCCGCGCAGCCCGGCCCGGAACCTTCGGCTCCGCAGCCGATGGACCCGGACGAGAAGTGGGTCGCCGATCTGCTCGAAGATGCCGCCAAGGCCACGCTTGAGGACTTGCGGACCAACTACGTGAACAACGGGTCCATCCGAGCGCGAGTCCAGCGCATCAAGGCCGAGCGCCCGGACCTCGGCGCCAAGGTCGAAGCCGCGTTCGCCGCGCGGCTGAACCCGCGAGGCTGACATGATGCCCGCGCGTCCCTTCCGGCTTCTTCACCGGCTGCGGAGCGAGGACGTGATGCGGTATTCCAGCCGCATCACGCTCGCCCTCGCGATGATCGAAGCCGCCGACCCGGAGCCCGTCCCGAACGCGGCGCTCACGGAAGCCTTCGGCTGCGCGCCGCCCGAGACGTCGAACACCATGGCTCGCATGCGAAGCCTCGGGCTCGTCGAGCGCATCGGCGGCGCCTCCGCCTCCTACCGCCTCTCCGACAAGGGCCGCGCCATGCAGGCGCGCCTCGCCGCGATGTTCAACGGCTCTGACGAGAACCACACATGAGCGAAGTCGAGCCAGATGCACGGCAGATCGACCTGTTCTGGCTCGATCCTGCCGACGAAGCCCGGCCGGTCAGCACGATCCATGGGCCGCCCCGTTGGGAAGAGGGCTTCGGCGCCGGCCTACGGGCATGGTGCGGCCCGCTCGTCGGGTGGCGCGATTTCGGCGATCTCGTGAGCCCCGAGCGGGCGGTGATCGTGCGCCACGCCGGCCGCTTGTCGATCTCGCTCACCTTCGATCTCGGGGCGCACGTTCTCCCGCGCGCGCTCCGGGATCGCGTAGCCGCCCAGGAGGGCGAGGAAGAGGAAGCCGCCCGATGATCAGGCCCATGTCGAAGCCCGAGCCCATCACGATCACGATCCCCGCCGGGCTCGGCCGCACCGTGGGAGAGGCGCTGATTGACCGCGCCCTCCTGATAGAGCAGCACGTCGCGACGCTTCGCCGCGGCCATCCGTCGCGTGAGCCACTCGTGAAGCGCGCGATGGCGCTCAGAGGGCTCGCCGCCGCTCTTCTCTGACGATCATGCGAGATCGCCCCAAATCGTCCATTCGTTCTCGCCCGTCTTGATGGCGTGGACCACGGCGCCATCCTCCGCAGTCGCGGCCGTCTTGGTGGACCGCTTGCGGATGGTGACGCCGGTATCGCCCACGAAGGTGAGCGGGGCTGAGCCGCCGCCGGCCTGCTCAAACCGGATGATCGTCCCGATGGGGATGGGCACGGCAGCGTCGGTCGGAAACGTGATCGCGCAGCCCGCGGGGTCGGTGAATGCGAGGTATCGGCCGGCATCGGCCAGAGCGAGGGTCATGGTCGTGCCGGGGACGCTGACTGGCTCGGCGGTGTTCGTCGGCTTCACTTCGCTCCACGCCGCATCCTTCCGGCCGTAGGTCTTGCCGTCCGATGGGGCGTCGGCGATGCCGGAGGTCGTGTAGCCGATCAACGCGAAGTCCGCGGCGGTCGCCGTGGTGATGGCCGTGCCGGGAGCGCCGACATAGTGGAAGGCCTGCCCCTCCCACGTCACCGTCGTGATCGCATTGGCCGCGATGGTCGGGGCTGCGGCATTGAAGGCCGCCTCGACGCTCGCGCCGCCGGCGAGCGGAATCGACGTGTTTTCGAGCGTGACCGTGATGCTGGACGGGTTGCCCCATCCGGGCACGCCGCCGGGCCGAAGAATGAGGGCTTGCCCGACCGCGCCGTTCGGCACGCGCGCATATTCGCCCGCGGTCGCGTTCCAGAAAAACATGCTGCCATGCTCCATAGCCGGAGCGAAGGCGGTGGCGGCATAGTCCGTGCCGGACCAGAAGAGCAGGTCGCCTGGGTTGGTGCCGACCGGGAGGATCATCTGCCGGGCCAGAATATCAGCCGTGTTCTGCGCAACAGCGGCCGTGAGATCGTCGAGCGCGCCGCCGGAGCCGGTCGCGGCTTCGAGCGCATCGACGCGCGTGTCGAGGCTCGTGACTGAGAGCGTGAGGGAAGCGACGCCATTGCGCGCCGTTTGATCTACCTCAAAGACCCACGGGAGCGATCCGAACGGGGTCACGCCGTCGCCGATCTTGGCGCGCGCCTCGCCCGCGCCGGGGCCGGTCTGCAAGGCGATCTCGCCGGCCAGCAGCACGATGTTGTTCGCCGCCCATTCGGCCGCGGTGCCGCGCCGCTGCTGCATCCTCCTGAATTCGGTCGCCATGGCTCTAGCCTCCGTGGGTCATTTCGGCGTGAGCGTCCCGCCGGTCGAAGCGTCGTAGTAGAAGCGGAAGACGGAGAACATGAACACGTTGTTGTTCGCCGGGTTCGAGTTCGCCGGAATCTCCATCGTGATCTGCCCGGTGTGCCCCACGAAGTCGGGCGGCGGCGTAAGGCAATGGACCGTGGCCGCATAAACCGGCTGCGCCCCCGGAACCCACGACATATGGGTCTGCTTGACCCACACGCCCGGCGCATCGGCCGCGGCGAGTTGCGGCCACGGGTCGGCATAGACCGTCGCGCCGATCACCGTTCCGACGATGATGATCGACTTCGGCTGGTCCACCGCAATGCCGGGATGCGTGACGACGCGCCCGGTTGCGGTCGGGGCGATATGGGTCGCCTTGCCGCCATAGACGAGCGAGCCAACGTGCCGATTGCAGCCGATGCGCGTGATCTGGCCGCCCGAGAGGGAGCCGCCGCTTCGAGGGAAGGTGTAGGTAGCCGGCTCTGACTCGGTCGCAATGCGGTAGCACGCCAGGATGTTGCGTCGCCCGCCGAGGGTGGTCGTGGGATCATCCACGCGGTCGATGACGGTCCATCCCGCGGGAGGGTCGTAGTAGGGCCCGGAGCTGCCGAGGACGGCGAACAGAATGTCGCCGGGATCGCATTGCGGCACCGTCATGGTGAGGCTGCCGCCGAAGACCGAGCCATCGTTGCCCCCATCGCTCAGGAGCGAGAAGGCGAAGGCCGGCGGATCGACGCACGGGATCAAGAGGTCGTCCGAGAGTTGGTATACCTCGTCGGCATCGTTCGCGAGCGAGAGGGTGACGCCCGAATCATCGATCTGTGCGCCGGTGACGAACCAAAAGGTCTGCTGATCGAAGGCATCGGACGTGGTGATGTTGTAGAGCGTCCCGATCTGCCGCGTGTCGGACGGAGCGAAGACAGGAAATTCGAGGTCGCCGCTCACCCCCGCGAGCGTCACCCACTCCGGCCCGCGCACCGAGTTCGTGAGCGAGAGAAGTTGCGTCGCGCGGCCGTCCTCACGCCGAATGCGAATTCTTGCGTCGGCCGTGAGCGTTGGGATCGGCCGGTCCATCCGAAGGTCCATGCCATCGACTTCCAGAACCTCGCCGTCGATGGCTCCCTCAGACCACGGCATCACCACGCCGACGCGATCCATCGGCATCAGCAACTGCCCTTCCTCCGTGACGCGGAGCGGCATGGAGCGGCGACGATACCTGATCTGCGCCATTTCAAAGCGCGCGCGCCGGCAGACCTCGTGAGGATAGACCGCGCCGACGAGATCAATCGACAGCGGAGCGATCGGCGTCACGCCCTCGGGATAGGTGTAAGTGTCCTGGCGGTAGCCTTTGAGCGCGTTGATGAACGAGATCGTCACGCCATCCGGATCGTCGCGCTGCGCGAATTGCAGCCCGAGCCCGACCTCGCCGCGGCCGGCAAGGCGGTTGCGCCGATTGAACAGCGCGGAGATCGCCGTGCGCCGCTCGTCACGGACGAACGTCATCTTGCCGCCCGAGGGGAAGACATAGGCGCGAGCCTTGCGTGCCACGAGCATGAGTTGCTCGTCGGCGGTCATCTGGCGGTCGAGCGCGCCGTTGAATTCGCCCTCGTCGAAGCCGTCCGGGTAGGACTCAAGCGAGGCCTGCACGGCATGGAGCGACGGCCAATCCACTTCGTCCATCGCGTAGTTGCAGATGAAGGGATCGGTCAGCGTGTTGATCGCCGCCGTGATCCAGCGCGCGTCGGCGCGAGGCGCCGTCATCACGCCGGGCACGTCCTGGGTCGGAAGCACGCGCGCCGCCATGAGGTTGAACGCTTCGAGATTCTGCAAGGCCGGATTGTTGACGTTGCTCGCCTTCACGATGATGCACGTCTCGTGCGCGAAGGTGCGTTCTTCGGGCGTGAGGTAGCGATGCCCAACCATGCCTTCGAGCACGGTCTTGTTGATGTTCGTATAGACGTTGCCGTTCGGATACGGGGTCCAGTCGAGCGTCTCCGCGACGCGGAAGCGCCACCGGCCGCGCGGCAGAGCGCGAGTCATCGTGACCCGGAGTTCGTTCCTCGTGCGCGCGCGATAAATCTCGGTGTGGCTGATCGTCTGGATCACGTTGTCATCTTCATCCAGACGCTGGCCTTCCAGGATGATGATGGCCAGCGATTCCGAGTTGTAGCCGGGCGGGACCTTGCGGCCCGACGCGAGATGGATCAGGCCGTGCGGGAATGAGAGTTGAACGTCGATGCGGTCGATCTCGTCGGCCGGGATCGTGAACCACGGGGACCACATCGTGGGCGAGCCGAGGCCGCCGAGTTCGAAGCGGGAGAGATCGGCCGCGGCATAGGAGGCCGTGAGCCACGATGGCAGCGTGACGCCAGGCGGATAGACCGTGACGATCCCGTTGGCATTCGACACGGGGCTGTCGCCGAATCGGAAGTCGGTCGTCTCGAAGTGGCCGCGCCCGAGGCAATAGACCGCAGAGACTTCCTGGCGCGATGTTGGGACCGTGTTCTCGTTCACGCTCGGTGCGATGTTCGCCGTCCATTGCACCGGGAACCATTGCGCCGTGGCCGCGAAGATCAGGTCCGGCCAGAAGCGGATGCGCCCGTAAATCTCGGGCACGCGCGCGCCGAGGCGGAACATGTTGCGCGGCGGAGAAAGCGAGTTCAGCGCGGACGGCTGATCCTCGGGCGAGAGAGCCTTGTTCGCCTGCTTGCCCGGCGCCAGGAGCATCGTGACCAAGTAGGAGATCGCCATCGTCACGGCCATGATGGCGATGTAGACGGCGATGGTGATTGCGACGCCGGCCGCCGATGTGGCCGAGACGCCGACTGCGGCGATCACCGCCGCCGAGATCGAATAGGCCTCCGCCGGCACGGCGATGACGTGATAGACGCGGCCCGGTTCCAGAAGGATCGCGCGGGCATCGTCGAGCGGAATCTCGGACGCCGCCGTGACCGCGCCGTCATAGAGTTCGATGTGCGCGCCGCCCCACCGACCCGGCGAAATCGACATGAGTGCATCGGCGAGCGTCCCGCCCGGCGCCACATCGTGCACGTCCTGCCGCTGCTCGAAGGGATCGGTGACGATGATCCGGCATGTGCGGATCGCGGTGAGGGCGTTCATACGGTCCACCATTCGGCTGCTGGCCAATGCCGCCGCAAGACAGCGGGAGAAGTCCATACCACGCCTGAATTGCGCGCGAGCGCATGGAGCACGCCGCCGCCGAGGGCGACCCCGACATGCGCTGGCTCAAGCACGACCACGTCCAGATCGTGGCCCGGCGCGCGGGGGCGCCACATGGCGCGCGCTTCGGCCGTGGCGCGGGCGAGATTGCCCGGCACGCACCATGCTGCCTGATCATCGAAGGGGAGCGGGCAAGGAAGCCCCTCCGCCGTTCGCACATACTTCACGAGGGTCCAGCAGTCGAACGTCTCCGGCGGGCGGCTCGGGAAGCCGTAGGGCCGGCCGACGAGGGCGAACCACCGCGAGCGCATCAGAAGGGCCGGAGCCCGACGAACCGGTCGATGCCGTAGTGGATGCCGGCCCGCTTGTTCGGCAGCCGCCCGCCGACCATGACGACCTCGATCACGTCGAGCGACGCCTTCATGCTTTCGACCCGGAAGCGGAAGGGCACGCGCCATAGCGGCCGGTCGAGGATCGTTGGGTCGAGATAGGCACGCAAGGACACCGTGATCTGCTGGTTCAGGTCGATGGCGCGCGCGCGGCCGAGGAGCGCGAGCAGCGAGCCATCCAACGCGTCGATCCGCGCGTCCACGCGCACTTCGGACGAGTTGCGTATGGCCGGCTTCGAGATCGTGAACGGGATCGGGAGGAAGGTCCGCGGCACGCCGCTCTCGTCGAAGGCCTGTAGCGCCACGCGGCGCCGGTTGCAGATGCGGATGCCGCTGCCCATGATCCCGCCGACGAATTCGAGCGTCTCGACATATTGGCCGGTCGGGGCCGGCGTCGCGAGCCACCGGGCATAGTCATCGTCTGCGCTGCTGGTCGGCATGTCAGGCTCCCGGCACGAGGGCGTCGATACGATCCGCGGGCGGCGTGCTCGCCGCGCTCATGGCATCCACAATGTCGGTCGGCAGCGCATCTGGCGCGCGGCGCGCATCGTAGTCGGCGAGGAATTCAATGGGCGGGATCGTGCCAGGCCACGTTGCAATCGCCTCGACCTCGAAGGCGCAACGCCAATGCGTCACGGAATCCGAAAGGCGTTCAATCGTGTAGTCGCCGACGAGATGGCAGAAGTGCTCCGTCATGCCCGCCCCGGTGAGTTGCGGCATGCGGAACCACGAGAGGCCCATCCCGAGGTCAGCGGCCACCCACGACTCGAAGACCTGCACTTGCGTGTCGGTCCACGCGAACTCGACCGTCCAGCGCCGCCGATCCATGTCGGTGATCAGCCGATGCCGAGGCGGCCCGTCCGCGACTTCGACGGTTGAGAACGCCGCATCGGCCTGCCCGGCATAGGCCGCCCGGAGCGGGCAGCCGAGCGCGGCCGGCCATGTGCCCAACGACCCGCTCATGTCGTCTGATTCCCCACGCGGCGAAAGGATTGGATCGTGAAGTTCACGGCGGTCCAGCCATCGGTATCGGTCACGCGGTAGCCGCCTTCGATGTGCGAGTAGGTCGGCACCACGAGCCCGGCGACGGGAACCTTGAACATGAACCAGCGCATGCCGCGCGAGAGGGTCACATCGTGGAATTCCTCGAAGTCCGCGAGTTGCGCGAGCGACCACACGAAGCCGACTTCGTGCACGCGCACTTCCTCCATGCGATCCGCGCCGTAGGTGCCGATCCCAGGGTTGAGCGATGCCGCGGCGAAGCGCGATTGCACGAGCGCCCGGAAGGAACCGCGGAGCGGGCAGCCGAGAGCCGCCTCGGGCCATTCGATGCTGGTCGTCCTCATACCCGGCGCCTCAGTGCGTAACGCGAGGACATGGACTCGGCGAACGTCCCGTAGCCGGTGCGCGTGCTCTCCGCGAAGTCGGTCGCGACGCGCTGCCGGGAGAGGTTCACGGCAATCGCCACGATCTGATCGTCCCGGCGGGCCTGCTCGACCACGACGCCCGGCGCGTTGTTCACGATCTGCACGGTGGGGCCCCCTGCGCCGTTCGGGACGATCCGCCCGGAGCCCGAAGGCACGAAGAGTTCAGGTCCCCTCTCGCCGACGATGTAGGCGCGCCCGCCCGATACCGGGCCGCCCGCGGCACGGAAGCCGCCGAAGGACGCAGCACCGGAGCCATTTGCCGCTCCGCCCATGGATGGCGTGCCGAAGATCGACCGAATCAGAAACTGGATTGCCGCGAGCGCCGCCGCCTTCGCGATCATCATTGCCACGGCCTTCACGAAGTCCAGCGCAAAGCGGCTCATGGCTTCTCCCGCCGTCATGGCGCCGGAGGCCACCTTGTCGAGCGACGAGGCGAGATCGTCGAACACCTGCGTGCTGATCTGCCCGAAGCCTCGGCCGATCTCCGTCATAAAGTCGGGCGCCGGCTTCGTGAGATCGACCCCTGCGCCGGAGCGGAACCCGGCCATGAAGCCGGTCGATTGCACGCGGTTCGCCGCGTTCTGCGCAGCCGCGACCATGCGGTCGATCTGATCGGTGGTGATTCGGCCGGCGCGTGCGAGTTCCTCGGCATAGGCGCGCACCGCCGCGCTGATCTGCTCCATGATCTGCTCGGCCGGCTGCCCGAGCGCCTCGGCCGACCGCATCATCCGTTCGGCCGCCGTCTCCGCATGCATGGTGAGGGCTTCGAGCGAGAGGCGCACGGGCTCAATGTTCGCGGGGGCCCGGCCATAGGCCGCCATATAGGCCTGGAACGCCCGATCCTGCTCCCGCAGCGCGGTCGTGACCTCGCCGAGCGACGCCACCATCCGCGTCTGTGGATCAAGCGAAGCCTCCTGAATTTTCATCAGGTCCCGATAGGATTCGCGGAGCAGCCGGTTCGCCTCGCGCTGCGCTTCCGTCTCCCGCTGTGCGCCGCCTGCCGTCACGCGGGGCGGGGCTCCCGCCGGCTGCGGCGGCGCCGCCACCGTGGGCGCCGTGGGCACGGTCCCTTGCCCGGGCTGGCTCGCCCGCACGCGGTTCAATTCCTCCTGCGCTGTTGCCTGCGCGGCCGTCGCCCTCGCCGCCTGCTCCCGGAGCCGCGCGACCTCCGCCTCCGCCGAGCGGATCGCGACGAGCGACCCATTCACGCGGCGGGCATTCGCCAGCCGTTCCTCGGCTTGCATGAGGCTGTTCGTCGCGCGCGTCGCCGCCTCGGATGCCGCCGAGAACCCGCGTTCGGCCACTTCGAGCGCGCTGCGCTCCATGATGCCGAGGGCTTTCAGCGCCTCCGTGACCCACCCGATGATCGTCCGCAGCGTGTTGATGATCCACACAGCGATGGGTTGGAGGTCTTGCGCGACCTTGTAGAACGACTGGCCGACCAGCCGCACGATGGCCGCGACCACGGGAGCGAGTTCGCGCACCACGCCCGCGAAGGCGTCCCAGAGCGGGCGGAACTCCTCCACCGCCTTCTGGACGAAGGCCACGATGGATGCCGTGACCTCGGTGAAGCCCTGGACGATCTGCGGGCCGATGGACGTGAAGGCGCGGCGCGCGCCATCGACCACCGCCTGGATCGTTGGCGCGACTGCGGCGAGCGAGTCGGCCAGCACCACGGAGATCGCGCGCCCGAGGTTGGCGAAGGACGTGCCGATGTTGTCGAGCGCCGTCGCCGTCTCGCCGCTGACCACGAGGCCCATCGCCGAGTAGCGCGCCGTGAGGGCTTCCACGCTGTCGCCCATTTCCGCCATCGCCGCGACGGCGGCGCGCGCGCCCCTCGCGCCGAAGACCTCGGCCGCAATGCTTAGTTTCTCCTGCTCCGACGAAGCGCCCGCGATCCTCGCCCGGAGATCGTTGAAGGCCTGGACCGTGGTGCGCGCAGAGCCATCGACGTTCCGGAAGGACACGCCGAGTCTCACGAAGGTCTCCTGCGCTTCCTTCCCGCCGCGCACGGCATCGCCGATCAGCGCGCCGAGCCGGCCCAGGCCCATTGCAGCCGTCTGCGCCGACGAGCCCGCTTCCTCGAAGCCGATCTGGATCGTTTGCAGCGCCTCGACCTCGACGCCGACCTGAGCCGCGGCATCGGCGAGCGCATTCACGCGCGAGAGGGCAGCGGAGATACCCGCCACGAGGCCGCCGCCGGCCACGAGCGCGATGACGCCCGCGATGGACGCCCGGATGGCGCCGAAGGCCGCCGTGGCCGGCGCCTCCATCGCGCGGAAGGACTGCCCGATCCCCGCGACGGCGCGGCCCGTCTCTTTCGACTGCCGCTCCATCGCGCGCAACGCGCTGTTCGCCTTGTTCAACCCCGCTTCGAGGTTGCCCATCCGGACGGAGAGCGTGATTGCGAGATCGGCGCTGGCCACGGGGGCTATCCTCCGTTCTTCGCGAGCGCACGCTCGATGCGCTTCGCCAGATCTTCCTCGGCCACGGGACCGACCATGGCGTGAATGTGCGGAGCCATGCCGGCGATGAAGCGTCGAGGCGTGACGCGCCCGCGGTAGGCCCGCGCGCCCACGGCGCGCTGGATGCTCCCGGCGACCGAGAACCGCCCCCGGCGATCCCGCGCGATGCCGCCCTTCGTGTAGCGCGGCTTCGTCCCGGCATTCAGCGGGTTGAAGGCATAGCCGCCGTGCTTCGATGACGAGTAGGCGATGGCGCGAGCGATGGCGCCGAAAATCGACAATGCCTTCGGCGCGCGCACCGCCTTGCCGCGGATGGAGCCGACGAGCCGCCCCGTCTTGAAGGCAACCGCCTGGATGCCTGGCCGCATCATGGCCGCCATCCGATTGCCTTGCGCCGTGGCCCATCCGCGCAGCACGCGCTGCTTCAAGCGGGTCGGCAGCGTGTCGAACCGCTGGATCAGTTCGGTGATGCCCGTGACTTCCCCGTCAGCCATAGGCCAGCACCAGCCGTTGGAGGATCGCGTCCTCTTCGCTCACGGGCTCCGGCATCCCGTGCCGAGCCCGCTTCGCCGCCTCGTCAGCACGATGATGCTCGCGCGAGACGATGGGCATGAAGTCGAGCGCATCGTATGGCGGCGCGTTCTTGCCCCGATGCACGTTCGCGATCACGGAGGACATGATGCCCCCCATGAGTTCGACGCGCTCGCCGAGGAACGGCTCTTCGCGCTCGAAGCGCGACCACCGCTGCAATTCGGCCACCGACATTCGTGCCTCCATTTCCGCGACGGTCATGCCGCCGAGGGAAAGGGCTAGGCGGTGGACGAACCGCTCGTGGGGGTCAAAGGGCCGGGCTCTTCCTCCGCCTCGCCGATCAGGACAGGAAGATGCTTCGCCAACTGCCCGAACGCCGCGAGGGGCGCCGCTTCGATGGCCGCGACGCCAACGGGCTTGCCGTTCTCGTCGAGCACCACGAAGCCGAGCAGCGCAATCGTCCGATCCTGATCGTCTCCCGCGCGCGACGCCTCGCGCCATGCCTTGATCGTCGGTTCCCGCATCCGCACGGGCTTGTCCGACCACGCGGGGGCCGAGACTTCGATCTCCCGCAGCACAGGAAGGATCGCCATCACGGCACCGTCCGGCCGTAGGTCGGCGACTTCTTGAGGGTCATCGTGCCCGTGAACGGAATGGCCTGCTCAATCCCGAGCGCGCCCATGGTGAAGGACGAGACAACCCCGAAGAACATCGCGAGTTGCCCGCCGCGAGTTTTGGCGACGAGCCACCGCTCGACCGCATCGGCCTGGGCGTCGCGCAGCGCGATCATGCCGGGATCGTCGAGATCGAACATGCCCGTGAACGAGGCGGTGCCGGCGCCCGGCAGGCCGGGGAGGTTCACCCGCTCCGTATCGCACATGGTCGTGGCGTCGATCTCGGACGGCGTGGCCGGGTTCGGCGTGAATTCCGACAAGCACACGTCCGTCCAGGTGGTGTATTTCACGGTCACCCCCGTGAGGCTCGCGGGGAGCGGAGCCGTCTCGGCGGAGGTATCGGTGCTGATGGTCACGGTCCTGGCCGTGCCGTCCGCGGCGCTGATGACGTGCAGTTTCCCGTCAAGAGACTCCCATCCGGTGCCGTCGATCCACAGGTAGCCGTTCTTCGCGTAGGCGATGGGCGTGGCGGCCATGCCGGCGTCGAGCGCATCCATGGTGATGATGGTGGTGGCGCCATTCGTGATGGCATCCAAAGTCGAGGTGATCCACGTCCTCCCGGACAGGTCGAACATGAGTTTGATCGTCGATTCGCGTGCCATCGCAGCGTCCCCTTTCGTGGCCGGAGCGCCATGCAGGCCTGCGCCGTCCCTAGGCGCTCGAAGGGCGGCGGATCACGCAGCATTCTCTACGGCAGAACGGGTCGCTCTTGCACCCGATATTCTGCGGGCACGGAGTAGAGGAACCACTCGCCTTCCGCTTCGACGGAGAGTTTCCGCGGCGCGCCCACGTTCTGGAACCACATCATGCCGTCGGAGTGCCGCCATCCGTCCCAAGCGCGCATGAGCGCCGAGGCGGCTTCGACGCCAGGCTGATCTCCGTGTCCCGAGCGCGCGCAGATCACGAAAATGGCTTGCCCCTGCTCTTCGATCCAAGGCTGGCGGCCCATCGTGAGGATGCGCCGCCCCGTGACCTCGAAGGCGAGCGTCCCCCACACGTCAGGGAGGGGGAGCGGCGGCGTCCGCGGGAGATCGCGGTTCTCCGTCTGAATGTAGCGGATGGCCGGCGTCTTGATCGGCCACGCCGCATAGAGCGCGGCCCGAAGCCCGTAGGATGCCATGGCGGCGCCTCCCCTTCCGGCGGATCAGCCCAAGACCCGCAACTGCCACGCATGGATGACGCCGCCGGCCTGGATCGGCAACGCCTCTTCGATGGCGCGGTCCTCTCCCGAGATCGTAAGGCGGTCGAAGCGCACGGGCTCGACGGCGCCGAAGGCATCGCCGGCCGTGAAGACGATGAAGCCCTCCTGCAAGGCATCGCCGACGAGCAGCGAAGAGCCCGGCCGCTGGACAGACGCGCGGATCGTGGTTTCCACGCCGGTCGCCTGCCGCGTCCACACCACGTCCTCACCGGCCCCCTGGATCGTGGCCTTGATGATGGTGGCGAAGTCACCCGGTATCGTGAACGACATGGCCGCCTCCCGTCAGCAGATCGTCGCGGCGAGCATCCGAACGGACTTGTATTGCCCCAGGATCGGATCGTAGGCCGCGAGCGCATCGGCCGTGAGCGGCATCGGCCCGCCCACCAGTGCGCCGGCGGCATCGACGCTGTTCACGGCGTAGTCGATCTTGAGCGCCCCGACCGTCACGGCCTTGACCGGCGCGCCGGAGCCGCCGGTCACGGGCGCGCCCATGGTGACCAACTGGCGCCGGCAAAGATCGACGTAGAGCGCCGCGAGATCGCCAGGAAGCGGGTCGAAGCCGCCTAGATAAGTCACGTCGATTGGCGACGCCGCGCCGGCCAGGGAAACCGGGACAAGGACGACCCCGAGCGTGCCGTGAATGACCGCCAGTTCCGGGTTGAGGAGCCGCGATCCGGACTTTATTTCGACAATTTCTCCGACCGGCCGTTCCGTCAGCGTCAGCCGCCAATAGAGCGGCCCGCCTTCGCCCTCTCGCTCCACCGGCAAGCCGCCAATGAATCGTTCGGCATACTCGCCGCGGACGATCTGGCGCCCGCAATACGACCGGATCGCGGCGGCGACTGCCCGCGCGGCAAAGACGACCTGCGTATCCAGCGGCGGCCCCAGCGGAAGCGTCAAGCCGAGAAGCGCCGCAAGATCGTCCACCGCGATTAGCGGCTCGCTCGGGTCCGGCGCCGGAGCCTGAATGGAGGAATCGGGGAACATGGCGCGCATACCTTCCCAAACGGCGATGCCGAAAGGCACTATGAAGGCGATAGCGCGTCGGCTTACTTTCCGCCAACAGAAACGTAAAGAAGCCTTCAATCCGCCAGAACAAGCATCCCGGCCAGAAGAGCCAGGGATATCCCCGCGGCGAGCAGCGCCAAGCCGAGGCGCCGACGCGCCCGGCGCTCCGCCCAAAGCATCCATGCCTCGTCGCCGTATTGCTCGAAGCGGTTGCAATCCATCGCTCCCCACACCCTTCCTAAGCGCCGCATCTGCGCGGCTGGTGCGCGAGGATTCGAACCTCGGATGACGGGATCAAAGCCCGCTGCCTTACCGCTTGGCTACGCACCATCAACGCATGCGCCTACCCATAAGCACTCCCGCTCCGAACGCCGCCGCCACCAGCACCACGACGAGAAGCAAAAGCTCCCAGACCAGCGCCCCGGCAAAGGCTTCCAGCATCACGCCGCCAGCGCCGCCGCGTAGCGCGCCTTCACGTCAGCAAGGCCGTTCAGCCCGCCGTTGATGGCCCGCCGCCAGCCCTCCACATCCTCGGCGTCGGCCAGCGGGTTGCAGCCCTTCCACGCGCCCCAGGTCCAGCAAGCGACCTCGGCGGCTACGCCCTCCTCTTCGGCGAGTTCGGGATGATTTTCGAGGGGAAGGCCGGTCGCCTGCGTCGCTCGGCGGTAGGCATCTCGGCCGGTAAGTTGGATCAGCCCCCGCCCGCGATAGAGCCAGCCATCGCCCGAGCCCTCCGGCCCGTTGCCCATACGCCCGCCATACGCGCGCTCGGCAATGGCGCGCTGATCGGCCGGCTTGCCGTCCAGCCGCCCCATGCGCCGCGCATCCTCCGGGCTGAACCGATGCGGCCAGGTCGCCAGAAGCGCCTCGGGGCGGTAGTTCAGGCTCTCGACCATGCGCGCCCCGCCGCCGCTCTCATGCGCGATGGTGGCCGCGAAGGCGCAGGCGCGGAGCCGGTTATTGATCGCGTAGCGCCCCGCCGGGCCGGCGATGGCGGCCGCCCATGCCTCCGGGCGGACCATGCCGGCGGCGGCGAGGATGGCGCGCCAGTTCGGCTCCCCCACCGCCTGGACCGGCACCGTCCCCTGCGCGATGCCCGCGTCATGGACGGGATGCGGGCGCGCGAACAGGGCGCGGAGCTGATCGAGGCTCATCAGCGCACCGCCCGGTTGAACGCCCGGTCCTGCGCCATGGCGTCCATCATGGTTCGCAGCGCCGGGGCGGTGCGGAGCTCCTCCGCCGCCTGCATCTGCAAGTCACGCGGGAACTCCGTGACCCGGCAGGCGGGCCTGTCAGAAATCGCCGCGCCGCAAGCGCTCAGCAGCGCCGTCACGGCCAGCATCGGCAGCAGCCGCATTGCCCCTCTTCTCCGCTTCGGATCGCCTGCGCGCGGCCTCGGCCGCCGCGCCGTCGCGACCTGCCTTCGATCCGCGCATGAAGGCCCCGACGATGAGCGTGACCACGCCCACGACGGCAGCCAGGATGAGTTCCAGGCTCACGGCCCGGCCTTCTGCGCCTTCGCCCGCGCCGCCAGCATCCAGGCGAGGTTCGCGACAGCGACGATGGCGCCAGCCACCACGGCGGCTTCGTTCTCCGTGAGCACGCCCGCGCCGAGGATCACGCCGGCCAAATGCTGGACGATCTGGCGAACGACCGGGAGCAACGCCGAATTCGCGGCAGCCATGTGCGGCATCAATCCCTCCGACCGTCTAACGTGCGCTCAAGGCGCTCTATGGCCCGTTGGGTTCCTGCTTGCTGAGCGATCAGCGTAGCGATTCCCGCCTCAATCGAAGCGAAGCGATTCGTGATCCGTGCCGTCTCGTCGCCGAGCCGCGCATTCGCGCGCTGCAAATCTTCTAGAGTGCGCTGATTCTGGCGTTCCACTTCGGCAATCCGCCGGTCCGTCTCGGGCTTTTTATCCTCGACCAAGGCGACGCGACGATCCAGCGCAACGATCTGGTGGGACACCCAAAAGACCGAGGCGAGTATAACCGGCACGCCGAGCGCCATTATAAGGCGCGAGAGCGCGATCAGCATCATGTTTTCCGCAACCACGCGGGCCGCATCCTGCACAGCCTTAACCATTATTTCGCCCTCCGCGGCTACGAATTGCCGAACGCCATGCTTGGGCGCGCTTGGCGCTACCCAAGAATTGTGACCCGGGGCCGGAACCCGCCGGGGTTCGGAGGCGCCGCCGCCGAATACCTCCTTCTTCGCAAATGCGGGTTGCTCGCCACGATTTGCCACGGGTCGGAGGCGAGCGCGATCATCTCGTCGGCCGCCATACCGCGCGCCCATCCTGCCGCGAGGTAAATCCGGCCTTGGCTCATGATGTGGGTATCGCCGGTCCCGGTATTGAAGCCGATGCCGTAGTTAGCTGGAACCGTTCCGGCGGTCCCGCTCGAAAGCGTGCCGCTGTTTGAAGTCCGACTTCCGGTGCGGAGATCGAGGGTGACCAACTCGTGGTCATTGTGCGCGCGGGTTGTGAAGATGACGCAAACCGGATTGCCGACCGTCAGCGCAGAAGAATTGAAGGCCCGCTCCGTGTTCGTCCGAATTTGCGCGTATGCGTTGCCGTTGTTGAAACCAAGGAAGAAATAATTCGCGCTATTCGCGCTGAACCCGATTGCGCACTGAACTCCGCCCGTATTGCCAGTTAGTCGCCCGACGAACATCAGAGTGCCGGGCGCGTGCCCGCCTGAGTTGCCGGGGCGCCACCACATATCCTCGCTTCCGGACGAGAGGCGGAACCTCCGGCCTGTGTCCGGGAAATCCCAATATGGCCCGAAAGAGTCGGTCCGAACGTCCGGCTTGTTCGCCGCGCCTCCCGATCCCGAGCGCGTATAGAACGCAAGCGGCTGCACGCCGATGCCCGGCTGCGAAGCGTAGGCAAGATTGAAAACGTCCGCGCGCGCCGTAGTGGCAACCCTGCCGAGCATGCCCCCGGGCGCCTCTGGGACAAAAAGGCCGGCCAGTTGCCGCGAGAATGGGCTGCGGACATTCAGGCGCGCGCCGTTCTGCGTGAACGACGGGGCCATCGCCCCAGAGAACGGCCGCGCCCGCGTGATGAGCATCGCCTAGGCCACTTCCTCGGTGAGCAGGCGAAGGTTCACTTGATTGCCGGAGGCGGCGAGCGCGACGCCGGCGCGATTCAGCAGCGCCGCGCGATACTTGTTCGGCGGGAGCGGGGCGACCGCGCTGACGACGAGTTGGGCGCTTGAAGCCTTGGCGCGCAGGCCTATCACGACGTGCGGAAACTGCATCCAGACCGGCTGATTGGCGATGGTGGCGCCGGCTTCGCCGTCCGAATAGGCGGCGTCTGCGGAATCGCGCGGAATCAGGATCAGCACCACGTCGCCGCCGTTGGCCGGGCTGATCGAGCCGCCGACGAATTCCGCCTGGAAGTAGAGTTGCCTTGAAGACGTTGTATCCACCTGGGGCGCCGTCAGCGACGAAAGCGCAACCGCGGCATTGCTCAGGCTGGCTAGGTCGGCCGAATCGAACATTGGCGCCCATGATCCGGGAGCCGCCCACTTCACCGTAGCCATCGCTATGTCCTTTCGACCCTGATGGAAAAACGGACGCCGGCGAGAGTCGCATCCGGCGCCCCCGGCGCCGCTTCGATATAGTCGCCAGCCGCCAGCGTGACAGCGGTTGTCGTCCCGAAAGACCACGCACTCGGCGTGAACGTGAGAGTCGCTATCGTCGAGCCATTCCGCTTGATGGCGATCTCGCCGGAAGTTGTCGCAGCGACCCCATAGCGGGCAAACGAACCGCTGAAATTGGCCGGAATAGTGCCGCCTTCGATGAGCACGACGCCAGCGGGCAAGGCCGGATCGAGCCAGCCGGGGCCGAAGTCGAAGGCTAGCGCAAACGGCTTTGCGGCCGCGGCATCGACGTATTGTTTCGTCGCAGCATGCGACGCCGAAGTCGGCGCTCCCGGCAATGTGATCGGATTCGTCGCCGTGATGCCGGAAGCCGAGACAGAAAGCCGCGACGCTCCACCGGCCACGATGCCGACGGTATCAGCCGCCGTGCGCCGGACGCCAGTATCGAGATCGCCCGAAAAGGCGATTCCGGGAGCGCCCTCCGTCCCCGCCTGCGCGACGAGCGCGGTCTCAACGTTGAAGGCCGTCGTCGTGAGATGCAGGCGCCGAGTGCCGCCGGACGAAAAGCCGATTTGATCGGCGCCGGCGCGAAACATCCCGGTATCGGTATCGTCGACGAACGTCAGCCCGGGGGTTCCCGGCGCATTGGCGTTCCGGACGGCCACGGCTGCATTGGCGCCGCCAGTCAACTCCATAACATTTGCGACAAGCACGCCGGCGCTGTCGAAATGTTGGAAGTAGAGACTCGGATCAGCCTGCGTCCATCCACGCGCGGCCCATCGGAACACGCCGTCGCGCCGCCAAACCACCTCGCCGACCGTCGCCCCTACGCTATCAAGGAAGAACTGCGGGCCGACTTTCGCCAGAGAGAGATTGCCATTGGCCGTAATGTCGCCGGCGACCTGCAAAAGCACGGAGGGCGAAAGAGTGCCGACGCCGACCTTGCCGTCTGCCTTAACGACGAATGGGGTGCTATCGGGGGTTGCGCTATCCTCGACAAGCAGCGCATCGCCCGCGCCAGTCTGAGTTACGCGCAGCGCCGGCCCGCCAGCCGAGGCTTCGACAGCCAGCGCCCCGCTCATCGTATCGCCGGCCTTCAAAACATAGCGAGTGTCCGCCTCATCTTGCGTGAATGGCCGCGCCCAAGCGGTGTCGAAGTCGTCGCCGCTGGCTTTGACCAGAACCTCGCCGGCTTCCCCGCCGGCGGGCACTCCAACGCCAGGAGGACCTTCCGGCCCCGGCTCGCCGGAGCCGCCGCCCGCTGCTCCGCCGGCGCTCCGGAGCACGAGTGCCCAAGCGCGAGAAGCCGGAAGCGGCTGTTCCGTGACCCGCTCATCAAGCGCGAGCCATAGAGCCGCGCCCTGCCTGACGAGATCGCCTCGCCGATAGACCGCATCCGGCTGCCACGTCCCGCGGAAAAAGCGGATGATCGCGCCCAGCGGATCGTCTTCGCCGACGATTCCGTCTAGCCCGGCGGCTTTCATGGTCCGAGTTACGGACTGAAGAACTTCCCGCGCCTGAATGAGTTCTGGCAATTCCACGGATATGACGGTGCCGTCCGTCATCTCCGCAAGGAGAAGATGCCCCTCGGACGCCAGCCCGGCGATACCGCGCCCGGCTTCGCCCGGAGCGCCGGGGGCGCCGCGCTCGCCTGGCGGCCCGGCCGGCCCTTGCTTGCCGGGCTTGCCTTGCTTGGCGAGCAAGTTCCAGCAAGCCGATTCGCCCGGCGGCTTCCCGTCTTCCGGCTCATGGTTACGAAGCCAGCCGGAGCGATTGTGCAGCGCAACGGCAAGGGGCCGATATTCAACCCCTTCCTGCCAAGGGCCGCAAAAATGCATCACGGGATGCAAAAGTTCCCACGGAGCGCCTACGGTGCTCGGCTCGTCCGCCGTCGCTGATGAGGCTCGCCACATCCCGGTGCGATGGAAGACAGTCTCGCCTTCCTCGTGCCAGCGGCTTTCCCAAACTGGCACCGCGTCAATAGTCCCGGGCGGCCCGCGCTCGCCGGGCTCACCGCGCTCGCCGCGCTCGCCTTGCGGGCCGGGATCGCCTCGGTCGCCAATCGGGCCGCGCTCCCCCCGCTCGCCCTGCGGCCCCGCCGGGCCGGCAGGGCCGCGCTCGCCGTCTTTCCCGTCCACGCCGTCCCGGAGCGCGGCAACGCGCGAAGCCATATCGGCAAGCGCGGCGCGCAAATCGGCTTCCAAGCGGCGCACGGATTCAAGATCGCCGATCCACGTTGCTAGAGCCGCCGACCGAAGATCGGCCGTCGCCCGCTCCCGCTCTTCCGCGATGCGCGCCGCCTCTTCGGCGAACCACGCCCGGACCTCCGCCTCGGTGAGCATCGGCCGCGCGGCGATCTCTTCGACGCGCTCGAAGAGGGGCGCGACGGCGGAAAGGATGCGCTCGCCCTCGCCCTCCGCGCGCGCGCCTTCCTCCGCCGCGAGCGCCGCGACGCGCGCTTCGACCGCCGAGATCGCGTCGCGGAGATCAGCCGCGATGGCCGCAGCGCGGGCTTCGGCCGAGGCGCCCGCTTTCGCGAGTTCCGCCTGCGCCAACCCAACGCGCTCGACCACGAAGGCCGAGACAGCCAGGAGAAGCGCATCGTTGGGCGCACCAAGTTCACCATCACGAGGCATCCGCCATCCTCCGCATGCGCGCGAGCATCCGCACCGCCGCTCCCTCTACGCTCGCTTCCTCGGCCGGAGCCGGCGGGGCGGGAGGGGCCGCCGCGGGCGGTGCGGGCGGCGGCTGGCTCGCCGCCGAGAGAGGCACGACCTGGGCTTGCAGCCGCGGCTCGTCGCCATCCTTCGCCGCCGGCAGGCCTTCCTTCCGCCGCGCCTCGTTCGGCGCGTAGATGCCGCCCAGGACCCCCTTCGCCAGCGCGTCCATGCGCGCCGGGAAGTCCGAGCGCATGATGTATTCCACGTCGAAGGCGATGAATTCGTCGGGCGGCAGTTCGAAGAGCGCGTCCAGCGCCAATTCGATGTGTTCGAGCATGAAGCCGAGCCCGGTCGCGTGCCAGTGCCGGATCAACGTCTCCGCGTTGTTGAACGTCGCGCCGCCGAGTTCGTTGATGATGGGCAGCGGCACGCGGAACACGCGGGCAATGTCAGCGGTGTTCATGGCGTAGGCTTTCACCACCGCCTCGTCGAAGGCGTCCATCTTCATCGGCTCCCACTTGATGCCGTGGGAGAGGACGCCGAGCCGGCCAGCGTTGATGCCGGTCGCATTGTCGGTCCAATCAGACCGAAGTTGCTCCTGCACTTCCTTCGAGAGCGTCACGCCCTGCGGCACGGAGAGGTAGCCGGAAGGCCGCACGAGGTTCGTCATGAACGCCGCGATGCCGGTGTTGATCGCGCCGGCCGAAGCCACGGCCATCGCCGCGGCCGTGAGGGGAGTCACGCCGATAAGCGGATGATGCCCGGTGTGCAGCCGGATATGGAGCACGTCGCGCGCCGGCCAGAGGTTCGCGACGGGCGGATCGGGGAGCAGATCGTAGTAGCCAACGCCGTAGAAGACTTCGCCGCTCGACGATTCCACGTAGGGATGCGCCGCGCCGGGCGGGACCGGGATCAGGCCTGCGATCTCGCCGCGGCGATCCCGCGTCGCGACGGCGACCCCATTGCCCTTGAAGAGTTCGGAGCGCGTGAGCGCCACGAAGAAATCGGCGCGCGTCTGGAAGTGGTTTGGCTTCCGCAGCACCCGCGCCGCCGGAGAGTCCCTGATCACCTCCATGCCGCCGTCCGGACGCTCCCGGTAGTGGTATAGCGGGAGCATCGCGACCGTCTGCGAGATCGCGCTCACGCACGCTTCGACGGCCGCGGCGCTGCGATGCTCGGGAAGCCGCATGCCGGATTGCCACCAGCCTACGGGGTAGGACGCGGGCGGGGGGGCCGACTTTTCGATGACAGCCGGGAGCGTCGCCGCAGAGCGCCTCCCCCGACGCCGCGAACGAGCGCCCATTGCGTCAATCCTTCTTGCCAGGCTTCGTCACCATGGCGCGATTCTCATACATGCCGACGCGAGCGCCGCGCTTCGGCTTGGCGGCATCATCGGCCACGGCTTCGGCCGCATCCGGCGCCGTCCGCTTGGGCTCTTCGCCATCGGGCGAGCGACGCCGCTTCGCCGTCTCAAGCATGCGGTTCTGCAGGGCGATGCACTCCTGTTCGAGATCGAATGTCGCCATGTCGCGTCCTTCGAGGCTGATAGCCGTGCCAGCCTCCGCCGCGGCGCGCGCTTCCTCCGGGTCGAGATAACGCACGCCGCCCGCCTCGGGACCGGCCACGATGATGTGCGGCACGCGCGGGATCGCCATGTCGCGCAGCCATTCTGGTTGGCTCACGAGGCGCCCTCCGCGATGACGAGTTGCACCGTCGCGACGGGCTCGGGATCGCCGGCAGCGGCGAGCACGCCGATGGTGACGGTCCCGACCGCGATCAAGGTGAGGTCGAGCGTTGCCATGATGGACGTGTTCGTGACCGTCCCGAGCGTGAAGTCAATCTCGGTGTCGAGAGTCGCGGTTGCGGGGATGTAGAGGCCCGAGATCGTGACCGCGACAGGCGCGCCAGGCTCGACGGTGGCCGGCGTGATGCCGGTGATGATGATGGGATCGGTGATCGTGGTGTTCGGCTCGGACGCATCCGGGACGCCGAATTGAGGCTGCGCGAAGGCGGAAGCGCGCTGCCAATCGCCGGCCGTCTGCCCGGCGTCGATCTCGGCCGGCGTGCCGATTACGTTGACCATGCGGCCGGCATTGATGCCGCGGAGAATGAAGCACAAGGCGCCGGGCTGACCGCCCAATTCCTCCTGCCAATTGTCAGCGAACCTCGCAGCCATAGGGCGATCCTTTCACGGCTCGATGCACGAAAGGCCGGCCCCGTGGCGGGCCGGCCAAGCGGCGGAGCGGAGGGGTGCCGCCGCCCCGCGTCAGATCACCACGCGACGCCCGTGATCGTCTGCACGGCGCCCGCGCGGCGCACGGTCCAATCGACCGGCCAGATCATCCGCAGCGCGAGGCTGTAGGTCTGGAAGAGCGAGCGCACCGGCTGCGCGTAGTCGCCGATGGCGGGCGTGCCCGGCGTGCCGCCCGGAGCGCCGCCGGCCGGGAAGGCGATGGGCGCCACGGTGCCGGCCGTCGCACCCGTGCCAGCCGCATTCGCGGTGGACGCGGTGCTCTCCATGTGCAGCGCCGCTTCCGTGCTGATCTCGATCTCCGGCGTGATCTCAGCGGCGGTCGCCAGTTCGCTCGCGTCGATCAGGAACACCACGTTCGAGGGCACGGTGGTCGAGTGCAGCACCGGAATTCCGACGAGGGTGCCCTGGCCGCCGGCGAGTTCGTCCCTGAACATGAAGCCGCCCGAGGCGTTCTGCATCAGCGAGAGCGACGTGAGCCGCACGGTGTTCATCACCCACACGGGCCGGCGGCCCATGTTCAGCGCGCTCATCTGCGCCGTCGCCGCCTTGAGATCGGTGATGACGTTCGCGAGCGTGGTGCCGGACGACACGCGCGTGTTCGAGCCGGTCGCCGTCGCCTGCAAGCCGGCCGGGCGAAGCGTCGCCACGGCGGCGTTCGCGTCGAGGAACAGGCTATCGAGGGTGACGATGGTGTCGTCGATCATCGCCTGCCTCAGGATCGGGATCGCCTGCGGGTTCGAATACTTGGCGAGTTCCCGCGTGAGGGCCGTGATGACGGCCATCTTGTAGGGTTCGAGCGACACCGACGCGAAGGCGGTCTGCCTCACGGGGATGGGCTGGCCCTCGGCGACGAAATCGCCCGCGAGCCCACGGGCCGACCGGCCGGGGAGACGAATCTTGCCGTTGTCGAAGGACATGCGCTGCATCGGCAGGCGACGCCAGATCGACTCCGGCATCAGCATGTCCTGGAAGTCCATCGTGACTTCCTCCATGAGCTCGGCCGCCCAGCCCGTCACGCCGGTCTGCGCCGGATTGGTCGCCGCGCGCACGACCGCCTGCAACTCGCGGCTGTCGCCGAAATCGCGTTCCACGATCTCGTCGGCTGCGCGGCGCTCGGTGTGGGAGCGGAGCGACACGAGCGCCGCCTGCACGAGAAGGTCGGCGGCGCGGCCACGCCGCGGCTGCGCCGGCACGGTCGGATGGCTGCGCGGCGCGGCCAGCGCGCCCTCGGCCGCGCGCTGGTGGCTCCCGGCGCCGGGCTCGCTCCCCGCCGGCTGCGCGGCAGCGGCAAGCGCGTACTGCGCCTTCTTCCACGAGGCGATGGAGCGTTCCAGGGTGGCGATCTCGTCGGGGAGCGCCTCGAATTGCACCGTCTCGCTCTCGTCGAGCGAGTCCTTGGCCGTGAGCGCGGTGAGGGAGTCGCGCTTGCTGAGCAGGTCGGCCTCCATCTGCGCGATACGTTCGGCGATCTTCATGTTCCGGGTTCCTGTGGTCGTCGGGTTCGTAGGGTTCGTGGTGGATGCCGGCGGAGGCGCCGGGGGGGCCGCTCGGGCCGGAACGGGCGCGGCCTTATGGCCGGATGCGACGAAGAGCCGCGCCAGATCGGCAGGCGGAACGGAGAACGATTTTGCAATCGCGAGCGCCTCGGGATTCGCCGGGACGCTCACCACGGAGGCTTCGAGCAGTTCCTGCTCGGTGAACCGGATGCCGCCGACCTTCGAGCCTTCGATGGGCTCCGCCTTGATTGCACGGAAGCCGACCGAGACGGCGCGCAGGATGCGCTGCTCGATCAGTGAGCGGATGGTGTTGATGAACGGGGACGTCCCATGCGCCGCCATCTTGAGCGTCGCCGAGAGCACGCCGTCCTGCACGGCGATATCTTCCCACACGCCGATGGGCGAGCGATGGTCGTGCGCCCATAGGGCGATGGGGTTCTTCTTGAACGCTGCGAGGCGCCAGCCCGAAGCCTCGATGATGTCGCCCATGCGGTCCACGCTCTCGGTCGAGAGGACGAAGCGCCACGGGTTCTTGGCGTCCTGGATAGCCGTCGCCTTATGCTCGCGACCGATGGCGAGCGCGACCGGATCGAAGGACGGAGGCAGGGCGTCGGGCATCGCGAGGGCACTCCCATGCGGCCCGGCTTCACGCGGTTATGCCGCCACCGTCGCCTTGTCTGTGGCCTAGGGCTTGGGCGCCGGGGGCGGCCCCCCCTGCTGACGCTCCAATTTCCCCGGCCGGTTGCGTGTCGAGGACATGCCCGCCGTCATACTGGAAAGCGGCACGCCCTCGCAATAGGCACGAGCGCCGGGCTTAGATCAGCATCAGCGGGCTCTCCGTCAGATGGACCGTCTTTTGCTCCGCCGCCGTCGCCATCGCCACGGCAATGATCGCTGCGATGGCCGCGTCGATCTTGTTGTCGGAGTTCCTGTCTTTCTTCGGGAACACGTTACCCTTCTCGTCATAGCGCCCGATCACGCAGGAGATCGCCCAGGCGAGCACCGGATTGCCATCGTGGGCGATCCGTCCCGAGCGCATGAGCGCGTCAAGTTCCTTCGTGGGCTCCGAGAGGTTCATCACCGTCTGCCGAACCTCGACCATCGGCACGCCGGCATTCGTCATCCGCTGCGCGAGTTGCTTCGCGCTCCATGGATCGTATCCGACGCTCCGGAGATCGAAGCGGTCGGCGGCTTCGAGCAGGAAGGATTCGACGGCATCGAAGTCGATGACCTCGCCCTCCGTGACGGTGAGCGCCCCGGTCCTCGCCCACTCGGGATAGGAGGCGTTCCGCGCCCCCTCGACCGTCGCCTCGGGGAGCCACGAGCGGGAGAAGATGGCGTAGCGGGTCGGCTCCCCGGCCGTGCGGATCGGGAAGATCAGGCACGCCGAGGTCATGTCGATCTTCGACGAGAGGTCGATCCCGGCGTAGCACTCCATGCCCTCGAAATCTTCCAGACGCAGGCTCGGCTTCCGGCATCGGTGCCACGCCTCCATCAGGAAGAGGCTCGTGTCGGCCGAGGTCCACAGGTTGAGGTGTCGCGTCTTGAAAGCGATCTCCTGCGCGGGCGACGCGCGCGCCTGATTGGCGATTGCCCGGATGGCATCAGGCTGGACCGTGACGCCCCACCCAGGATTCGCCTTGATCCACGTCGATTCCTCCCACACCGGATCATTCATGTCTGCCGCATAGATGACGCCGAAGAACCGTTCGTCCTTGAGCGAGCCCTCCAACACCTTCTGCGTGTAGTCGTGGATTTTCCGACCGATGCCGGCGTTGTTGCCGGTCGCGGTGCTGATGCTCAGGAGCAGCGGTTGCGCCCGCTTCCCGAGCGCCGTGAGCAGCACGTCATAGACATTCGCCGTCCGGTGGCTCGCGATCTCGTCGCAGACGGCGACGTGCACGTTGAGCCCGTCGAGCGCCTTCGCGTCGCTGCTGATGCTGACGAATTTCGAGGACGTGGACGGTTGGTAGATGGAATTCCTGCTCGTCGCGACGCCGAAGCGCGACGAGAGGGCCGGGGTCCGGTCCACCATCGCCTTCGCCACGTCCCACAGGATTTTCGCCTGATCGCGCGTGACCGCCGCGGCGTAGCCCTCCGCGCCGCCCTCGCCTTCAAGGAAGGTGAGGTAGAGCGCGATAGGGGCCGCCATGCTCGTCTTGCCATTGCCGCGCGGGCAATAGACGCAGGCCTGCCTGAACCGACGATCCCCGGTCTTGCGGTCCACGAAGCCGAAGAGGTTGGAGAAAATCCAGCATTGCCAATCCATGAGGCGGATCGGCCGGCCAGCTTGCGGCCCCTTGATGTTCGGCAGCAATTCGGCGAGCCGCATCGGCTCGACGGCGCGCTCCGGGTCGAAGCGCCAGGTCGCGCGCGCGCGCTCCGCGGCTTTCAGATCGGCGAGGAAGCGGTGGCAGGCGAGGCGCACGTAGCGCCCGGCCACGATCTCCCCCGAGACCACGCGCTCGGCATAGGCGATGCCTCGGAGGACCAGCGCAGGCCAGCCGGCGCGGTCGTCACGCTTTCCGTCGCCCGCCTTCGATGACCTTGAACGCACTCCACGGGTCCTCCGCGCTCGGCACGGTCGGCGCATCGGGCGCGAACGCCATGGCGCCGATGCGCGCACGAGCGGTCGGGGTCAATCCGAGTTCGGCCGCGAACTGCGTCATGGCGGTCGCCGCCTGCCTCGCCACGCGAATATAGGGCGAGACGATGGGCGTCCCGTCCTTGCCGCGCGTCAGGAAGGGCATTTCCTTGCCCGCGTCGAGCGTCGCCTGCGCGCGGACGGCCTGGGCGTGGACCGCCGCCTGATTGCAGAATGCTGCGAGGACCTGAAAATCCGAAGCGCCGACCACGCCGCGCATCAGGAAGGGAAGCGTCGCCGACCAGATGCGCTTCCCCGTCTCGGACAGCCACTCGGGGGGGACCGGCGAGAGGTCGCCGACCGGCTCCGGCTCCGCCATCTCCCGCCGCGCATGCGCGTGGGGCTCGAATGTGCCTTCTAGGCGATGCGCCTTGACCGGCTTCGGGGGGCGTCCACGACCTTTTCGCATGGGACGCAATCTGACTTCGTGAGTTGCATTTCGCAATGCCGAACATTGCTGCAACACGCCGCCCGCCGCGATTCCCGAATATCCCGAGCGCCTAAAATCGCGTCCGCGCGTCCGGTTTGGGCGCTTCCGCGAGGCTTTGACCCCCCCCCGCCCCCCTGCATGCGAGCCGGCCCCTAGGTCTAGCGGCAGGAGGGGCCTTGCCCTAGCCCTAGCGGGGCGAGTGCCGTCGCCTAGAAGGGAAGGTAGAGCGTGCCTTGCGAGGATGCTCCGGCTTTGCGGTTGCAATCCAAGCACTCCAAACGGCAGTTGCTGCGGTTCGTGACCCCGCCTGCGCTCACGGGGATGATGTGGCCGATGGAGGCTTTGTCTTTCGCGACGGGGTTAGGGCGGGCGATGTGGCAGATGCGTCGGCATTTTCTCCCGCTCCGCGATGGTGCTTGGCTCGTGGGGCTGATGAACGCCAATACAGCCCCACGGGCAGCATCGCCCGGACGGAGAACCACACCATGACGACCAAGAGCATCTGCCCCGCCTGCCTCGGGACTTTCCGCACCAACAAGTCGGGCCTCCTGATGCGCCACGGGTTCAGCGCGCACAACGTGCGCCACGGCGCGAGCGAGGGCTGGCACACCGGAGCATGCCAGGGGGCGAACCACCAGCCGATTGGGACCGAAGCGGGCAACGACTTCGCCATGCGGATCGCACGCAGCCAGGAGGACGCCGCAGACACGCTGGAATCGAAGCCCGCGCACACCATCGAGGACGCGACGCGCGCAGCGATCCGCGAAGCCCTCAGCGCGGACATTCAGCGCGCTTCGAGGCGCGGGGACTACGAGCGGGCGAGGGCCCTGCAGGCGAAGATCGCGACGGCGACAGCGGACGACTTCCGCGGCACTTCATGCAGCGGATGGTTCTATCCGGATGCACTCGCAAGCCGGGCGCGCCGGATGGACACCGCCCGGGCGCAGGATTGCGCCGCGCGCCGCGCCCACGCCGCCCTGCTGCGGGAGGCGGTCGCCGCCAACCCGGCGGTCGACTAAGCCGCACACGCGCGCCCTGGCGCGCCCACGGCCCCGACCGGCGCCAGCCGGCGGGGCTCGTGCTGGTAGAGACGCATCCCGCATCTCAGCAGGAGAACCACCCACGCTAGTGGACGGTCGCATCACCGCCACCGCCATCATCCTGAACCTGCGCGACGGCCGGACGCCGCATGGCGCGGCCACTGGGGTCAACCTCACCGGGACGACGCACCTGGGTGAGCCCATCGACCGGCGCGCGTTCTTCCTCGAGGAGCAGGGCGACAGCGAGAAGCGCCACGGCGGCTCCGATGGCGATGAGCGCGAGAGTGATGGCATGCGTCATGGGTCTGCTTCCTGTTTGGCTTTGTTGCGCGGCCGGGTTGCCTGCGGGTGATGCACGATTCGCGCGGTGGTTCGCGCGCGTCACGCCGGCAGGTGGTAGACGGTGTAGGAGCCGCGGGCGCCCTCCTTGTTGGGGCCGACCTGGCGCACCCGCTCCCGGACCTCGACCGTGATCCCCTGGCGCTTCTTGAGGCCGGCGAAGAAGCCGCGGACCGTGTGCGGCGCCCAGCCGGTCGCCTCGGCGATCTGCGCCACCGTCGCGCCCTCGGGGCGGCGGAGCATGGCGAGCACCGCCTCCTGCTTGGTGCCCTCGCGCGGCTTGCGCGCGCCGGCCATCTGCTTCGCGAAGAACGCTGTGCCGGAGCCCATGCATTGGAAGCGGAGCGACCGCATCCAATCGGCATCGACCGCGCGGAACCCTGGGCCGCTCTCGCCGCCCGCGATGACCCAATGCAGCCCGCCGCGCGCCAGCCAGGGGTTGAGGTCCAGCCCTTCGAGCAGCGGCTCGCACGAGAGGAAGCGCACGACCGCCGGCACGCTCTGCAGGACCGGGATGCGCTGGCGCGCGCGCGCCATGTCCTCGACGGTGGTCCCGAGCCAGACATTCGCATAGCCGTCCCGCCAATCGGCAGGCAGCATGCGCGCGATGTTCTGCGGTCGCTTCGTCAGCAGCAGCCAATCGAGGTGCGGCGTCGAGCGGATGACCTCGAACAGATCGTCGCGCCATTCCTCCGGCGCCTTATTGTCGAACACGTCTGCCATCGACGCGCAGAACACGCGCTGCCGGCGCCCCGCCTTCTCGGCTGCCTTGTTCCAGCGGTGAGGCTGGTGCCAGTAGGACAAGCCAGTGCGCTTGCGCGATGCGCCCGGGTCCCATGAGCCGAAGGAGCCTGGGTTCCGCTTCGACATGGCCTCCGCATAGCAGTGGTCGCAGCCCGGCGAGACGCGCGTGCAGCCCGTCCACGGATTGAAGGTGTGGTCGGTCCACTCGATTTTCGTGTTCTCAACCATGACGCTTCGCCTTCGCAGCCCGGCGCGCAGCCCGCTCCGCCCGCGCCTGCGCGGCCGCGGCCAGCAGCGCGGACATGCGCGGCCCGAGGGGCGGCGCCTTCGGATGCGGGGCGTAGGGGACGAAGCGGCAGCCGGGGCTCTCGCGCACCGAGAGGCACGCCGCGGCATGGATGGAGCCGAGCCGCATGCACGGCTTGCTGTCGTAATAGACGAGGGCCGGCCCGTCCGGAATTCCATCCTCGACCATATCTCGAAGGACGGAGAAGAGATCGTGTCCGCGGGTGAGCGAAATCGCGCGCATGTGGCTGGTTCTCCATGGGGGCCGAGGCGGGCGCCGCGGAACGAAGAACGGCCGGCTCGCCTTTCGACGAAGCCGGCCGCTCCCCACTCGGCGGAGAACCACCTCAGCCTTGCGCCCTACTTAGACTTGCCCCGCCCGTGTTGCAACCCTTTCGGCGGTATTTCGTCGGCCCACGCGAAGCGATGGTGCGCCGCATTGCCCGTCGCGCCCCAATAATCGAAGCGCGCGCGGTCGCCGGGCGAGAGGCTGCGACGCCACTGCTCGACCATGGCCGCGCGCAACCAGCGGCGCGACAGGAACGAGAGCAGGAACCCCATCACGCGAGCCCTCCCGCGCGGCGGGCGAGGGCGCGAGCCTGCCCGGCTTAGCGGAGCCTCTCGGCGCCATAGATGAACGCCCGCAAGGCGTCCTCTTCGTGTCGGTCCATGTCAGCGGTTCTCCTGCTTGCCCGGCTTCATGACGTAGTGGCTGCGGACGACCGGGCTATCGTCCGCGGCATTCACGATGCAATCGCGCACCCATATCTGCCGGCCATCTTCGAGCCGGCGCAGATGCCCGCGCCGCACATGCATCACAGGCGAAGCATGGTGCCCGCCGCCGGGGCCGCGCCGCGCGCCGGAGCGCCGGGCGAGCAGCGCCGTGATGTAGGGCTTCGAGTGGACGCGCTGCCACGAGGGGATCGGATGCTTGCCCTTCGCGACGCGCTGCTTGTTCAGCCGCTCCGGGGCCGGGATCGTCTCGACCTCGACGCCATCGGTCGCGAGCATGGCGAGGGCGGTCCAGACCGGATCGCCGAGATTGCACGCCGCCTCGCGCTTCATCGCGTCATCCGGCTCGTCTGCCTTCGCCGCCAGCAGGCGCATCGGGGAGCATTGGATGTTTGCGAAGAATCCGAGTTCGCCGTCCGATTGGACGCCGGAGGTCAATTCCCCAACATCGCCGACGAGCAGCATCCGCGCGCCGCGCATCAGGGTCGGCACGAATTCGCAGCTCACCGTGCCCCTGCCGTCCTCGCTCGCGGGGATCACGAGCAGCGGGGCGGCGCCCTCCTCCCAGGTGTGGAAGAGCACCCAGGGATCGTCGAAGGGATGGCGGAGCCAGCCGCCGCAGACGAGCGGCTTCGCCCGCACCGCCTCCGCCTTGATGATGGCGTTCGGCAGATGGCCGGCGTCGATCAGGCGGCCCATGGCGACCGCGCCACGCGCATCTTCGATGCAGGCCTTGAGCATCGGGCCGGTGGTCTTCTGCTCTCCCGGCGAAAGGGCGATAGCGACCACGCGGCCTTCGAGGAAGGCGTCCCGGACTTGCTCAACCGTCGCGCCATTCCACGGCGCGAGATCGGCCGCCGTCATTTCGATCTGCACGGGGTTCGGCAGCATGTCGCTCACGGGCGCCTCCATGCCGGGCGATAGGCCGGCGCATAGGCTCGACGATACGAGGGCCGGTAGGCGGAGCGGGAGCCCGCGCCATAGGCGGCGCCAGCGATGCCGGCGGCAAGGACGCCGAGGACCGCGACCGCGGCGACTGCGCGCTCGTCATCGGCCCTCCGCTGCGCGCATTGCTCGACGGCCGGGTCCAATGGCGCCGGCTTCGCGCCCTCCGGCGCCGGAGCCGGGCCGCCGGGGAGCGGCTTGTCATCGGCGAGGGCCGCCGCCGGCCGGCCCAGGAGCGCCGCGCATGCGCTCCGGTGGGCATCCATCCCGGCGCATCCCGCAAGGGCCACCGCGGAGGCTATGGCGGCGGCGCGGAAGGCGCCGGAGCGCATGCGGGGGCTCATGCGAAGCTCCACAAGCCGATGGCCGCGAGGGCCGCCAGGAGGGCGGCGCCTTCGATCATGGCCCGACCGATCTCCCGCGGGCTCACGATCCGCGCGCCTTCGGGAACATCGCGGCTTCCATGCCGGCGGGATCGGTGGCGGTCACGAGCCTCGCGCCGACCATGAAGGACGCCCACCGGGCCATGGTCGGCTCGAAGCGGCCCGCGAAAGTCGCCTGCCGCACATGCTCCGGCTCGCAGTCATCGTCCCGTTCGGTGGCGGTGATGCTCGCGCCATCATATCGCGCCATTTCCTCGACGATCCCCATCGGGGCGCCGCGCTTCGCGAGGAAGCGCAAGGTGTAGGTCTTCACGGGCGGTTCTCCATGCGGCCCGGGATGGCGCCGCTACCGCCTACGCCCCCGGCCATTGCTGGCGCGGGGGCTGGCTGGACGGGGCCGCGGCTCAGGCGGCTTCGAGTTCCCGCCATTCCTCGCACTCGAACACCTCGGCGACCTGTTCCTCCCGGATGGCGCGCACCGAGGGCGGCAGGGATGTGCGCCGCGCTTCCGGCCCGGCCATCCCGCCCTGGGCGTCGTCGCCGTGGGTGGCCAGGCGGTCAGCACGGCGCTCAGGGCCCAGAGGTTCGCGCCACCCTGCGGGCCGTCATCCAGCCGCGCCCAGTTGTAGGCGTGGACGAGGTGGTCCTTCTGCGCCTTGCTGGCCTTCGTCATCGAGTTGATGAGGTCGAGCGCCTTCCGGTCGGTCACCCCGATCCGCGGCCACTCCCGCAGCCGGTCCTGCTGCTTGATGTGGTAGTCCGCGCCGGCCACCAATTCGGCGATGGCGGCGCGCAGGTCGATCTCGCCCTGGTGGCGCAGCGCGAAGGCTCCGACATTCGTCCCGATGATCGCGCCGTTCGCGCAGACGAAGGAGAAGAAGCCCGCGCGCCCCGAGACTTTCGAGGACCCGTCCAGGCTGTTCTGCATGATCATCCGGAAGGCGAGCGGCACCCCCTCCTTCACCGAGAAGCAATGCGCCGGGAAGACGTATTGGCGGAACACGCGCCGTCCCTCGTTCGCGTAGTCGGTGCCGATGACCATGCCGGAGGCGTCCAGCCCCGACTTCGCGATGGCTCTCTCGAACTGCTCGAAAAGCGTCCGGTGATCGACGAAGGCGTAATTCGCGCCGACCACTTCGAGCGTCTTGTCGTTGTCGGTGCGGACGATGCGGCGGAAGTCGGCGACTTCCTGGCCGCGCTCGTCGTAGACGGGGCGCGTCTCCGCGGCGAAAAGCTGCGCCTCGCGGTGGTTGGCGGGAATGAAGCCGAGCCGCTCCATCAGGTCTGCGTAGGGAAGGGCGTCGAGGGGCATCGTCTGGTTCTCCGTGGTGGCGGTGGCGCTTCGCGCCGGGGTGAGCCGCAACACCATTGATATATGGCATGGTCCCCAATATGAGCCAACGGCAATATCGAGGCGGCGCGCAGATAGTCGGAATTCCGGGATGGGAGGGCGAAGGCATGTCGGACCAGGGTGCGCGCGGCGGCGCGGGGCGGAACCGCAAGCCTCCCCTCTTTCGCCCGGCGTTCGCGCCAGACCGCGACGAGAGCGCCCGCGCCCGGCTGGCGGCATGGCGCGCGCGCTACGCCGAGACGGCGCCGGCCCGGCCGTCCGAGACGGAGCGCGGCTACGATGCTCAATGGCGCGCGCTACGCGCTGCGGTCCTGGCGGCGGAGCCGAATTGCCGGGCATGCGCTGCGCAGGGGATCGTGCGCCGGGCGAAGGTGGTGGATCACATCTTCACCGTGCGCGAGCGGCCCGACCTTCGTCTCACCCGCTCCAACCTGCAACCGCTCTGCTGGCCCTGCCACAATGGCAAGACCAACAGGCTGGATGGCGGGCTCGGGAAGCCTAAGCGGGCCCGCTGACAGGCGGCCCGCAGCACTTGCCGCACGCGGGCTTGCACCCATCAATCGCCGGCACTTCGCGGTAGAGCATCCGGAGCGCGCGCGCCGTCATGCGCGCCGGACCCGCACGAGGCGTGCCTCCGTCTCGGTCGGGCTCCGGTAAGCGACGGCCGCATGCTCCGCGCAATAGGAGCGCACGGCGCGCGGCTCGTCGCAGTAGCGGAAGCCCGGCGTGCCTGGCTCGCCAATCGGCCACGAGCAGCCCGGCTTCGCGCCGCTGATCCACGCCGGGAGCGGTGCGGCTATGACGCGCGGATGGACCGGAGAGGAGTCCGCGGTTGGGGGTTCCACGGCGCTCGGCCGCGTGCCGCCCGCTCCCGACGCCGGGGCGGGACCATCCCGCTCCGGCTGCTTGGGCACCACACGGCGGCGGATTCCGAATCCCGGCTTTGCGTCGGCCAGCGCGAGGATGCGCTTGCGATCACCTTCCGTCATCGGCCGCGGCCGGCTCCCGCGCGTGGGGAAGCCGTTGCGGTGCGCCATGCCGATCACCGAGTTCACGGAGCGGCCGAGGCGTTGGCCGATCTCGCGCGCCGGCAGGCCTTCATTCCATAGCGCGCGCGCCTTCTCGATCGTCTCGGTGGGAATCGTGCGCTTGCTCATGCGCTGCGCCTGGCGAGAGCGAGGAAGGCGAGGGCGACGAGCAGGATGGCAGCCGCAGCCGGCTCGGACACCGCAACGGGCGCTGCTGCGTCCACAGGCCCGGCAACGCCGGCCGACGCGATCCGCTCGGCCACCCACGCCGGCACCGGCTCGGCTGGCGCGCCGCCGGGGAGCGCCGGCAGCGCCGCCATCCCGCCGTAGATCGCGGCGCCGCCCGCGGGCGCGCCCACCGTGACGCAGACGAGCGCCCATCGGCCCGGACGCGGCCGGCGGCGGACCACGGTCGCGACCGCCTCGCTCGTGACGGGCCTCGGGCGGAAGATGCGCGGACGCGCGAGACGAAGGACCTTCCAACATTTCACGATCATGGGCGGTTCTCCTGGCATAGCGGCGCGAGCGGCCGCGGCTCACTGAGGCATGGCGCGGCGGGCGGCGCAAGCGTCACGGCGCCGCCTACGGCGCCGGCTCCGGCCGCGGGCTTCGCAGCCCGGCCATGCGATACGCCGCGGCGAGATCGGCGGCGCTGATGGCGCCGCGGCGCGGCATCGGTTCCGGATCGCCGAAGATCGACGCGGCGGGCAGCGCGGCTTCGCGAGCGGCTTGCGTGGCGCCACGATCCGAGAACGGCACCGCCTCGATCTTCTTCACGATGCCGGCAGCCGGGCGCCGCATGTCGAAGAGCGGCGGGCGCGTGCCGGGCTGGCTCGTATCGGCCCCCTCGTCCTCAGCCTGCCGCATGATGCCGACGAGCCGATCCACCGCCCATTGCTTCACGTGCGCGTCGGGGCGCGTGAGGACGGCAAGCATCCCCTCCGCCTCGCGCCAGCGCATCGTGGGGTTGCGATGGAAATCCGGCGACGCCGCATCCTCGAAGCGGGAGCGAATGCGCTCGCGCCACCACCCGTTGCCGCCATCGTTGCCCATCCCCTCCGCCGCGGCGCCGACGATCATGTCGAAGGCCGCGGGCGATTGCGTCCGGACCAGCGAGAGCAGATGCGCCTCGTTGGGCGGAGGCATCGCCGCGACCTCACCGTTCATGCGGGCGCGGTAGTAGGCCGCCCATCGCGCCGCCCAGCCCTGGGGCCGTTCGGCATCGCCGCCGCCGACGCGCTTCGCCCGCGCGATCTCGTCGGCCATCGCCTTGACGGCGGGATTGACCGCGGTGCGGATCGCCGTCGCCGAAGGGAAGCCCACGGCGCGCACGCGGCGCGCGCTCTCGAGGGTGAACGCCGCCGCGGGCAGATCGCCGAGCAGCCCGAGGATCGCCGCGACGCGCGCGCGCAACGCATCCTCGTCCTTCTCCGGGCGGGAGCATGCGGCATTGAGTGGACGAATCCATTCGAGCAGCCGGCGGGCGTCGATTTTGTCGGCGAATAGGGCTTCTAGACGCCGCAATTCGTCGCCGGGCTCAGTCATCGTCGAGAGGTCAGTTGCCATGGTTGGTTCTCCTGGGGGCGGGTCCGAACATTTCGTCGAGATCGGACTTCGTGATGCCGCTCGCCGCCAGCATTTCCTCCGCGGGCGTCGGCGGGCGGCTTTCGCGGATGGCGCGCAGCGATGCGATCTCGTCGGTCCATCGCTCCTGGTTCAACCACGTCGCGGGGTGCGGCACGAACCGGGCTTCGTCCGGAAAATGCGCGAGCCGATCCCGCAGCGCGCCGATGATCTCCCCCGCCGTCACCTTGCGGACGGCCCGCTCCCAAGCCGTGCGCGCCGCGCCCTTCGAGGTCTTGCGCGGGTAGATTTTCCAGAATTCGTTGAAGCCGGCCGGCTCGCGAAGCGCGACCGCTCGTGGGGCGAAGGCGACGACATTGCCGGCGGGCTCGGGGGGCGGAGCATCGGGCGGAGGGGATGGCGGAGCCTCCCGCGCTTGGGGCTCGGGGCTCGTCGATGCCTCGCCGAAAAGGCTTGGCTCCGGCTCGGACGCCGCGCGCGCACGCGCGCGAGAGTGAGACTGTGGAGGGAAGAGAGATCCCCTACTCACATTCTCTACCTCTTTATGGTTCTGGATATGGTTCTGGTTATTGTTTTCGGCCTTTCGGCCTTTTTCAAAGGGTTGCGTGGGGGGTGAGGATTCCCCGGGGAGCCCTCTAGAGGGCGCCGCCGGGAGCCCTCCGGAGGGCGTGGCCGCCTCGTCGGGGGGCTCGGCCGGCGCTCGTTGCGCCTTCGGCCGGCCCGGCCCGGCCTTCCTCCCCAACCCCGCCGCTTGCCGTTCGCGATCCACGCGGGGCTGCGAGATCGCGCCATCGTGGATCACGAAGAACCCGGCGATGCGCGGCCAGACCGACTTCCATTGCTTCGCCGTGCAGCGCGCAATCGTCCGGAGGATGCGCTCGTCGAAGGGAAGCGTGCCACGGCTCCATAGCGATCCGATCAGGAGCAGATACGCGCCATGCTCGGTTGCCGTGAGGTCCGTCGTGTCGCGGAGATAGTCGCCCCAATAGAGGCGCATATAGTGGTCCCGCGCGCTCATGCGGCGACGCCCGCGGCGCCATAGATCGTGGAAGACGAGGGGTCGGGCATGCGCGGTTCTCCGTGATGCGGGGCGGCCCGAGGGGCGCGCCGGGAGGGCCCACCTTGCTACGGGCGCCGGGCTCGTGGCAAGGCTCGTCACGCCCCCCCCGAGCGGCGCCGGATCACCGGCCGAGGCGCCGCGCGTAATAGGTCCACAGCACGAGGGCGTCGGCCGCGTTGTGATCCGGCGCGTCATAGCCCTCGCGCTTCGCCCACTCCGTGACGGCGCGCTTGACATGCCCCTTCGCGAAGCGCCCGGTCCCGAGGACTTCGCGCCGCACGGAGTAGGCGTCAGACTCGTGAACCGACGCCGACGCGCGATAGGCTTCCGACAAAGCCATCGCCCGCAGCCCGAGTTGCTGAAAGGCGACCTCGCGATTGTTTATGGCTGGCAACGGCAACGGCGCCTCGACCGCCATCACCGCCGGATCGTGGACGGCGATGCAATCCGCCAGGACGTTCTCGAAGGACGCGAAGCGCGCGCCCTCCCCGCCGATCTGCGGCAAGACCCATGTGCCGAACATCGTGGCCCGGCCACCGATGGGGCCGACCGCCCACCCGACTTGCGTCGAGAGGTCGAGGGCGAGAAGGACGCGCGCCACGGTCGGCGCTCAGTGCGTCGCCGGGGTGGAGCCGGCCGGCTGGCCGTCCTTGCGCGGGCGCCCACGCGGGCGCTTGGTCGCCGCGGCCGGCGCGTCCTTGCCAGCCTCGGTGCGCGCGGGGCGGGCCCGGCTCGCCGCGACGGGCTTCTTGTCCGGACCCATCTGCTCGGCGATGGCGCGCTGGCCCGCGATCCAGCCCTTGTCATACGCGGCATGGAACGGCGAGCCCGGTTCGTAGGGGTTCGCATCGCGGTCGCCGCCGCCCTTGCCGGCGCCGTACCCGCGTTCCTCGGCGACGTGCAGATCGAATTCCTCCGCCGCCTTCTGCGTGATCTCCGGCTGCCACGAGCCGAAGATCGACCCGCTGTCCAGTTCGATGCCCACGAGGTTGAGCACGCGCACCGAATCGCGGACCTCGGAGACGATCACGGCCGGGTCCTGCTTCTTCGCGGTGATCGCCGCGGCGATGACCTTCGGATTGCAGCCCGCCGCCTTGGCGCGCTTCATCACGGCGCGATGCCGGCCGGTCGCCTCTTCGATCTCGCGCCGCGTCGCCGCGGCTTCGCGGACGAATTGCAGCCACGTCTCATTGCTTACGTTCGTCGGGAAAATCTCAGACACTTTGCTCTCCTGCTGATGGGGGGGGGGGGGGGGGAATGGCGCGCACACGC